CCCCCCTGTGAGATGTACGATGACGATGTTTTACCCTCCAATCCTAATTAGGGACAAAAATATGGTAAGAGGAGGTACAGGAAGGAGACCCATCTCCTGAAGCCCCACAGAACAACGTTCTGCTGGGTACAAACGTTGCTACAGCGGGGATACGTTGAACTAGTCAGGAGGTACTGTATTTAATAAGGATCATTGAATGCTCTTGAGGCAGTTACGTAATAGGCATGCTCCACCTCTTTCGCCTATGGAGTAAGGGCTCAAGAGTAATAAGTATCAAGGATTATCAACATTGTTACCCTCCCCTTAGGGAGAATTAACAACAGATACATATACTATCTATAAAGAGATATAATGTTAATTAATCCGTAAATAAATTGAACTTAATGGGTTTTGAGTTGTCTAATATATATTTATAATTGTTACTTAGTTCTTGGCTATAGTTACATCGTAGCCTAGGGCTAAGGTTAGTCTAGTAAGTGTTATTAGCTTGAACTTTGTTCGAGCGTTACTTAGTAGACCGAACGTAGTGAGTTATTATCCACACGGAGCTACTATGCTCCTGTGGTGTACTGGAGGTAATACAGAAGTGAGTACCAATACAGAACAAGAGTACATCTGGAGTGTTAAGCCCGTGTCTAGTGACATCAATGATGGGGCGTTAGTCCACTCAACTGAGGGCGGGTTATTCCTCCTAACTCCTAATAACACTAATTACCTAAGTATAGACAAGGACAAGTAATGGCTTCTAATATAACGATAGACGACCTACCTGCATTAGACGCTCCAGCAGACAATGACAAGATCCCTGTATGGGATGTTACTGGGGGTACAACTAAGAGTATCACAGTACAGGACTTTTTAGAGGCTAATACTGCAAAAATCGCAGGCCTAAACACTGAGGTTCTGTCTATAGGCGCTTGGGACATGGACGCGACTAGTTATAAAATAGTATCCCATAGTATTAACTACGCAAAAATTAGAAATGTATCTTTTGTAATCATTAGGGACACAGACCCGGAAATCAGGCTGTTTCCCAACGAAATCGAGATAGTACTAGACGCCTCTGATATATGGCTTTTTAGGCTAGATCTAGGGAAATATGATAACGTTAACTTTAACGATGGAACAAAAAACAGGGGTTGGGTAACCATACAGTACGTAGACTAATGCTTAAATAATTGGAGCAGGCATGCTCCTTAGTGTACTGAGACTAATATGACTAGAATAATGAAAGGCATGAAGATACAAGGGGATGCCTCTGGCAGTCCCGACAGAGCTCCTGCTCGTCAAGGTGGTGTTGCTCCTAAGGGTTCTATTAAAGGTGGTGGTCCTAATGGTGAGTCAGGTCTATCTAACTCTGCTGCACAGGAGACAGCGGCCTTACTCCGTAATGCTACTAAGCTCAAGAAGCGTATAGCTAAGGAGAAGGAAGAGGGTGGTTCAGATGTGCATACCCTTCGTAGACGTAACTCGATACAAAGATTCTAGTAATGCTAGATTACGTATTCTTATTAGGTATACCCCTAGAGGGTCCTATAACTATACTAGGTGTCCCTAGTATCACTGACTGTATGAGTATAGCTACTATGGCCCTAACTTCTGTTCCTGACACTATATACCATTGCTTCGTTATACACATGCCTATCCCGGTCAAGATATGACTAACGTAGTAGAGCAAGACATCGTGGACGCTATTAGCAAGAAGCCCTCCAAAAAGAGGGGGTTCCAGAGTGAGACTGAAGTCTCTGAGGCTCCCACTCGCAAGAGTGGGTTCCAGAAGGGTAAGTCAGGTAATCCTGCTGGGAGACCTAAGGGTGCTCTCGGTAAGTCCACTCTAGTTAAGCAGGCTATCATGGCTGAGGCTGAGGGTATTCTGCTAGACGCAGCACCTAAGGTCATACGTACGGTAGTTGAGCAAGCCCAGAAAGGGTGTACCCAGTCACAGAAGCTTATTTGGTCATCTCTGATACCAGCTAAGAAGGCAGTAGAGATCTCCTCTAAGGATGATGGTCCTGCTCAAATACAGATAAACATCAGCACACTAGAACCTAAGCAGGTTACTCTAGTATCTAACGAAGACGACGAGGCCCTTGAGGCTGAGTACACACAAGACCAAGAGGATTCATAATGGGAACAGAAGTAGGTAAATCAGGGGCACTATCAGGCCCTAAGGGACCTTGGATTGAAGGCGACCATCAGAGTATAGGTACTGGCGGAGGTGCTCCACCTAACGGTGGTGACGGTAAGCAGTCCCTACAGGACCCTAATAAGAAGTACAAGTCACCTGTACAAGACACTAACTCAGGTGACCAGTAGTGCCTAAGTCCACACAGAATGGAGATGAGGTTAACACTAAGTCCTTGTTCGGTCAGCTAATAGGTAAGTACTCTGCTACTGGTGGTGGTCTATTCTCAGGTGCTCTAAGCTCCGCCAAAGAACGACAGAAGAAAATAGACAACGCTGGTAAAACCAAGAAGAAGCAGTAAGTGCCTGCACTTAATTTTAAACTGCATGAAAAGCAGATGGAAGTTGTCCGGTCTAAAGCTAAGTTTAAGGTAGCTGCGGCAGGAAGGCGTGGCGGGAAGTCCTACTTAGCGGCTGCAATGCTACTCACGGAAGGTCTTAAGACTACTAATGAAGGGGGTTACAACCTCTCAACAAAGGATGTTTGGTACATAGCCCCCACTTTTAATCAAGGTAAGGATATTATCTGGGCTCTTCTTAAAGAGCTAGGTGGTATGGCGGAGCACGGTGGAGTTATACTCTCTACTGTAGAGAATGTAGGTATTATACGGCTGATTAATGGACGTAGGATACTAGTTAAAGGATCGGATAGACCAGATACCTTACGTGGTGTTGGTCTTTCTTATGTGGTAATGGATGAGTACGCTGACATGAAGCCCGAAGTATGGGACCTAATCATACAGCCTACCCTCTTAGACGTAGACGGGGATGCCTTATTCATTGGTACTCCTTTCGGCAAGAACCATTTCTATGAGATGTTCAAGCAAGGGCACGACGAGAAGTACACTGAGTGGGAGTCATTCCACTGGACCTCTCTAGATAATCCCTTATTACCACAAGACAAGATAGAGCAGCGTAGACTTATTATGTCTGCTTCAGCGTTCAGACAAGAGCACGAGGCGTCGTTCGCAGCCTCAGGTGGAGGTTCCTTCAGGGAAGAAGATGTTAAGTACGTTGACTCACAAGGAGAGTGGGGAGGAGAGGGGCAGTTCTATATTACTATGGACCCTGCTGGCTTCAGTACAGGGGAGGGCATGATTAAGTCCACCATGACTAAGTTGGATGAACATGCCATAGCTGTGGTTGAGGTAGGACCTAAGGGCTGGTTAGTCCATGATATTATACACGGTAGATGGGGTGTTAGAGAAGCTTGTATACAGTTCCTTAATGCCTGTAGGACGTACCGACCTGTTTCAGCAGGTATAGAATCAGGGTCTCTCAAGAACGCAATGCATGATTACTTAGAAGATGAGATGCGCAGGTTAGGTGTTTACCCTAATTTACAACCTGTGACGCACGGGGGCCAGAAGAAAATAGAAAGAATTCTATGGGCTCTACAAGGAAGGTTCCAGAAAGGAAGAATCACCCTACTCAGAGGTGAATGGAACAAGGCTTTTATGGACCAGATGTTAGATTTCCCTAACCCTCTGGCTCACGATGATTTACTGGACGCTCTAGCGTACATAGACCAAATAAGTAGAACAGTGTACCTCCCCGATGATTGGGCAGGAGACGACTGGCAACCCTTAGACTCAGAAACGGGTTTTTGAGTATGAGAGTATGTAAGCAATGTTCGCTAGAACAGCCCCTAGAGGAGTATCATCTAAACAAACTCAGTGCTGGTGGTAGAAAACCTGTCTGTAAGACATGCAGAAACAAGATAACCAGAGAGCACCGAGCAACGCACGGCAGAACAGAGACACCTGAACAAAGAAGAAAGTGGCAACTCAAAGCTAAGTATGGTGTCTCTTTAGAGGACTACGCTGTCTTAGCTAATGAACAAGACAATAAGTGCAAAATATGTGGTGCTGGGCATGACAAGGGACAAGCAGGCTTCTTAGTAGTAGACCATTGCCACACAACAGGAAGAGTAAGAGGATTACTTTGTAGTAATTGTAACTCTGCTCTAGGCTTATTCAGAGATGAAGAAGAGTCTTTAAAGAATGCAATCAGATATTTAGCAGATACAGGATTCTAATATGGCATTAGCCACAGAAAATAATGATGAGGCACTGAAGGGTAACCAACCTAAGGCGCACAGAGACCTAGTTACGTACATTATGTCCTACGTGGACGAGTGGAAGGAGTACAGAGAGACCAATTACCGCAAGGACTGGGACTTCTACTACCGTATGTGGCGTGGTATCTACGATACAGCAGATAAAGCACGTGATTCAGAGCGTTCTAGACTAATCTCTCCTGCATTACAGCAGGCTATTGAGATACAAGTCTCTGAAATGGAAGAAGCTACCTTCAATAAGAAGAATTGGTTCGACCTAAGCGATGATGTAGCTGACGAAGACAAATCAGAGATGGGTTTACTACGTGACCAGCTCCTAGAAGACATGGAACTAGCACGAGTACCCTCTAAGATAGCTGAGACGTACTTACTGGGTGGTATATACGGTAACGGTATTGGTAAGATAGTAGTTAATGAGGTCCCCTCTACTGAGGTGGACCCTAAGACTGCTGAGCCTAAGAAAGAGAAACGTGTACTAGTAGAACTAGTCTCTATATCTCCTGAAGAGTTCGTTATAGACCCTACTGCTACCACAGTAGATGAGGCACTAGGCTGTGCACACGACACTATTAAGCCCCGTCACGAAGTAGAGGCTAAGAAGCAAGACGGTACTTACTTCGATAAGGATATAGGCTCATACAATGATGCTGTATCTGTGTCTGCTAAGGGAGAGTCCAAGGACCCTGCTATTGGAGATAAGACAAGAATAACTGAATACCATGGTTTAGTACCTAAGTCTTTAATAGACCCTGTGTTGCTAGACCTAGATGAAGATGAAGTACTAGTGGCACTAGAAGTGCCCTCACGTAACAAGAATGAGTCATATGAAGAAGAACTGGTAGAGTGTATAGTAACTATTGCTAATGGCTCTGCTCTAATGAAGGCTGTAGAGAACCCTTTCTTCTTCAAGGACCGTTCTATTGTATCTTACCAGCATGATAAGGTACCTAATAGGTTCTATGGTAGAGGTGTAGCAGAGAAAGGCTCTAGTACACAGAAGGCCCTAGACGCGGAACTAAGAGCTAGAATGGATGGGTTAGCTATGACTATCCACCCTATGATAGCTGTAGATGGTACTAGATTACCTAGAGGTGCTTCACCTAAGGTGTCTCCGGGACGCACTATCGTTACCAATGGTGACCCTAAGCAGATTATTATGCCGTTCAACTTCGGTAATATAAACGCTGAGACCTTTACTCAAGGGGGTGAACTAGAGCGTATGCTACAGATGGCTACAGGTTCTATGGATACTGGTACTTCTGGCTCATCTAACCCACGTAACAACACTGCTTCAGGTATGAGCATGATAGCCTCTTCCTCTATCAAGAGAACGAAGAGAACCATGCAGAATGTGGACAGGGACTTCTTAGCCCCTATGATACGTAAGTTCGCTTGGCGTTATATGCAGTTCGATAATGAACGTTACCCAATAGACGACTACTTATTCTTACCACGCTCTAGTATGGGTATGATGGCCAGAGAGTTCGAGCAGTCACAAATGACTAACCTACTGAGCATGACTCCACAAGAGTCGCCTACGTTCGGTCTAATACTAACACAGATTATAGAGAATTCCTCTGGTGATAATAAGGAAGAGTTCAAGAAAGCAGTACAACAACAGTACCAACCACCGCCCCCAGACCCCTTCCAAGAGAAGATTAAGGAACTAGAGGTGCTTAAGCTACAAGCAGAGATACAAGAGATACAGTCCAGAGCTGCTCAGAATGCTGCTAATGCACAGACACGTCCTATTGATGC